CTCATATCGAGAAAGGCAAAGACACATAGCAACTTTCATTACATGATCTGGAACACGATTAATAAAACCTGTCTTATCATTATATGATTTTTGATTATTTCTCCAGTCACGTCTCCAAGAATTGAAATGTAATCTAGCTTCTTCAGATGGTATTAGACGTGCTTTATGAGTTGCTATTTTATTTAGATGTGGTAGATATTTCTTAATTGCTGTTCCAGTAAACCAATCCTCTAATTCTGATTCTTCTTCTGAATCTAATAAATCTAAATCTCTAGCTCTAGTTTCTTCATATATCATTAAATTACGAGCAATATATCCACCCTCAATGTTATGCTGAGGAATAGAATTATAGAAATGTGCCGGGCTTGAACCAAATAAACAAGTAACATAAGGTTCCTTAAGAATTTCAGCTCCGTCTCCTTTAAGTAAATTAACCCAAGGTTTATCATGATAGTTTCTATCAAAAAGATCAGTTAAGATTTCCAAAGCTTGCGGGTCACCTATCATTGCGCTTGAGAGTTCACCATTAATAATAGCCATTCTACTATCAAGAATTGGAGGCAAACCATTAGGTCTGGATTTTGCTGTAGAGCCTTCTTTAATAATAGCCTGAATAGAAGAACGTCCAGCTATGACTCTAGTAGAGTTAGTTTCTTGTATAAAACGCTTAGCTAGATTCACTGGATAACCTTTACCTAAACCGGACTCACCTAAGAGCATTACATATATATTTGGATAATAAGTTACTTTGCCTTTAAGACTCCTAAGAGTATAAGAATTCGCAGCTACTGAACTTATACAATAAACCGAAGCCCAATAAATCCAACTTATAGGTGTCTCTACATCCTGATGGTCTGCTACAATATCATGGATGAAGGAATCGCTCATCTACTTATCAAAATTATTTATTTCTTCTGTCAACTTATTATAAACATATATAACTAAAATTTCTTTTTCTTTACCATCAGGGACTACATTGCCAACAATATGTTGTAAAACATGCATTTCTCTAAGATTAAGACTTAATTCAACTTTAATCTTCTCAAAAGAATTTTTCATTTCCTTCCAATAGCTCCACGTTGTTTTGCAGTATGATAAATTTTCTCAAATATTCCTAACATAAAATCTGGAAATGGTTCAATTACTATTGTATGAAAGTTAGCATAGGAGATTAACTGTTCAGGTTTATCTACATAGAACCATTCACTAGGTTCAAGACCTTGATTATTAGCCCAGTTCCTAGCTCTCTGATGTGATGTTGCGATTATACAAATCATGGTTTTAGTATTAGCTCCACTCCTTTAAATTTTAATCCCCCATTTAATCCTATAGGTAAATGTATCATATAATAATTTCCTCGTTCTTCATTACTAGCTAATCTATGAATTTCTTTATGTTCAATAAACCAATCAAATACAGCCTGACAACAATTAGCATACGTTTCAGCATCTACTTCATACGTCTTAGGCCAAGGATGCTCAATACCATAAACTCTATTAAAGTGATCTCTTAATTCTTGAGCTGTCATATTATATTATTCGCCCAAAATTCAACTGGTGGTAATTCTGGTATAAGTGCTCCATCTTTAACATCTTCAAATAATTCATGTTCAAATACAGCATATATACCATGACTTCCAGCTTGATAACAATAATGAAATTTACATCCTTCAGGTAATCCTTTTATTACTTTAAAATCAAATACTTTACCATTTGTTAATATATCAGTTAGAAAATGTGACCCTAACATTATACTTTTAACTTTCATATCTTCACCTGCTTAAATGCACCATAATGTGTATCAGAAATTTCAATAGCAGAAGGAATAATTAATCTAACATCTCTTTTAAGAGAGCAATAGACATTGAAGTCGATTGGTGTTTGAAGGTGTTTTTTCATAAGCTTTGCGTATGGCTCCCAATTATTTGCTGGTGCTTGAAGAGTTAAACTATCATGATCTTCACTCATCCACATATAGGTTTTAGGAAGGTCATTATTTAATTCTTCTTCAATCTTTAATGCTGCACCTTGAACTAAATGAGCTACTGTTCTTTGAGGAATATTAGCAAAACCCTCTCTATATGTATCATCTTCAAGCTTTCCATTGAATACACGTGGACCACCAAACGGGTCAATTAAAAGGCGAGTAGAATTAATACAGTCTTTAATATCTGCATGAAATCTATTTCTTATTAATGGACTAGCAGCATGAAATAAGTCAAGCATTTGACCTGCTTTCCATTCACTTATATCTGCTTTAATATCAAACTTTTGGGCATCTGTATTATAAGCAATCATAAGGGTATGCTTCTTCATATCATAATTCCCGGCGTGCCTGACTTTCTTACCAGTAAATCTTTCAGGAGAATCTCTATCAAGAGAGTCTATAATCTCATGTTTAAAATCGACTCCCAATTCAAGTTTTTTAGTCCATTGATTAAGTAATCCTGCTGTTCTTCTATGAATGTCTATTTTATCGAATGCTTCAAGTAATTCCCAGTCTTCACTTAAAACAGCAACAACTCTAGCTTCTGCTTGAGAAGAATCTGCTTTAATCATTACCATATCAGTATCACATATAAGCATAGACCGGACATCTTTACCTAATCGTCCATGTTTAGCCATCATATGAAAACCTAAACCAATCTTCATTCCTTTTGGTCTAAGTGGATTTTTTAATATACCAGTGCTTGTTCTACAAGTCTCAGTCGCTATTACATTAAAGGTGGATTTACACCTCAAATCATAATCTTCTTTGAAAGATATATCCCTGCTAAGTTGAGTTCGTATTCTAGTTTCTTCAAGTATATCTTCAAGTATTGGTTTAAATTTAGCCTTATTTCCCTTACAATGATTATTAATTAACGTAACAATAGTCTCTTCAGCTGTAGGATTTCTCTTCATATATTTAAATTTCATAATATCATAAAAAAGTTTCTTCTTCTGAGGATTAGATTTTACATTTATTTCATCACCTATAGAAGCTACTAATCGAGCATGAACTTCCTTTTGAAGTTCTTTATATTTGGTCTTTAATTCTTTTTGCCTAGCAAAATCTACTTTAAATCCATTATTTGACATATTAAGATAGAAATAATGTTTCTTCATTTGATAATTGTAATAGTAGTCTCTAAGTGGAACATTATATTGTAGTCCTATTTCATCTAAATCAATATCTTGTTTCTCATCAACCTCATAAGTTACAGCACAATCTTTACCATTATATTTTAATAGTTGCTCTGGTCTATCCTTGCCTACACGAAATTCTTTACCTTCTTCTTTATAGTATGGTTCTCTAGTCCAGATTGAGGAAACTACATGGAGACGTTTAATTGGTAATTCTGGAAAAAGAACACGGGTCTTAGTTAATGTGTCAGAATAAACATATTTAAGTTGGAATCCCATGAGTGATAATTTATAATGGTCATAAGATAAGCCATGACCTATAAGTTTAAGAGTTCTTAATGCTTTATCTATAAGACGATATACCTCGCACATCTCATTAAAACCCATATCAGTAAACTGTATATTACCAATAGACCTAATAAGAGGAATAGACAACGCATGATGTTTATTAAAAGCGAATCCGAGGCAAACAGGAACGCAATTAATTGATTCAATATCAATGACAGCTTTATCAAGTTTTTCATATTCTCGAAAGAAACGAAATACATCAAGGCTGTTATTAGCAATCATTAAATCTCTTGCAGGGAGATTAAGAATAGGAGATTCAGATTCCTCTTTAGCTCTTATAATATCATGTTCAATTAACTTCATGTAAGTCCAAGGTAATGCTCCAGATTTTCCACCATGCTCATTTTCATCTCCGTATTTATTCTTTGGAAATAGAGCAGCCGGGTGGATAGTTGGAACTACTTTGGTTTTAGCATCCTTAGCTAATAGAATACTTCCTCTATGATTAAGTATACCGCTGTAATCAGTGACAGCGTTAAGAGCACGATCTCCAACAGCGAGGATACAGTTTGGATTGAATTTTTTAATTTCATTATCCCAGAGGTCTTGAATTGAAGTGTTTAAATCTACTCCTATAAGATGAAGCTTCTCAAAATCATTAAACGGTGGTTGATATTTAACTACATTAGTTATATAACATTCATCACGTCTAATACCAGCCTTAAAGAGACACTTATCTAATTCTTGACCAGTTGGTCCTACGAATGGAACGCCTGAATCATTTTCATATTTACCCGGAGCTTCGCCAATTATCATTAGCTTAGGCTCAAATGGACCAACTCCAGGGACGTAGTTTGGCATTATTCTTTAGATTCCAAAATATTAAAAGCACTTGGATTTGTTAATCTAACTCTATTCATATGTTGTTCCATAATAAATATAACTTGTTCATCGCTCATATTTGAAAAAAATTTAATATCCGTTCCTTCTTCTATAACATTAACTTCGGCAATAAGAATTTTAGCGTTGGGATTATTTCTATCATTCCAAATTCTAATTAGAGTTTTAAGTAAATCAAAAGAAGTCATTTACTTATCTACTTCTAATTTCATTCTATTTTTAACTGCATCTTCACAAACCTTATCAAATTTCTCATCATTTAATGTAGTTCTAACAGCAGCTTTATACTTATGTCCATTAGTCTCTGTGATAATAATTACAGCATCAAATATATCACTTCCTGAGTTAAGGAATTCTAACTTAGCTATATCCCTAAGTAAATCTGCTATCTTATTTAATTTATCTGCTGGATTATAAGTCATACAATCTTTGCAATTTCAATAGCACAATCTGAACAAATAGGATGTTTAATTCTCTTTTCTCTTAATATTCTAGAACCAACAGGAATTTCATTATCACAAATACAACATCTTTCTGGTCTTTCAAATGAACCAGCCGAAGTATAATCCATTTTAGTTGTTGAGGTGGATTCTTCTATCATAAGTTCTCATCCAAGTTCTTATGCTTCTGTTTCCTAACCCATTCTATAGCATCACTAAAATGTTCAAACTTATATAATTGAATTTGATGAGTCTTTAACCACTCTGCTACTTTTAATTCTTCACTTACTGGTCCTATTGACCTTTTTAATTCATTTGCAGTTTGAGCAATAGTATGCTTAGGATTTTCTTTGAGAGCCTTAACATGGTGATAGTATGTTTTCTTTACTCTATCTAACCATTCTGGCTTTATCTCTTCTACCAATTTGGGCTTTCCTCATAATCACCTTTGAAATTATCTCTTTGAGCAGCTCTTTGAGCTAAATCTTTTTCTATATAAGCCATAGCTAATGTAACATTAGGACTAGGATTAGTAATCTTCTCTAGAACTTTCTTAACGTGAAGTAATTCTTCTCTCTTCATTCTTAATCCTCTTAAATAAAATGCTAGGACTTCCCGCGATAGTTAATGTCGGATAACCAAGGTGACACACTAACTACTGCCAGCTTAATTAGGATTGTGGAGTATAATCCCTATTCAGCATAGTCCTAGCAAAAGTTAAGCAGAAAGCGTCCAAATCCTAGCCTCATGTCTTTACGATCGTTTTCTAGATACTAGTCGTCGTGACCTAAAAAATCGTTGAACCTTGAGGCTTTAATAGTCCTACAGGGCAAGTCTGGGCTTGAATCAGACCTAACCCTGTAGGAAGGCAACCATAAAATCTTAATAGCTAAAATAAATTAATTAAGTTTTAGCTGTTTCACCAGGAGTAGCATCAATAGGCATAAATTCAACAAGTTCATTGAAGTCCTTACCTCTATCACTCTTACCACGTCGAATATAACCTTTAACTTTAGCCTTATTAGCAGCATAAGACTTAAACAACTCAGTAGAAAGCTCATAACCTTTAACCTTATCAAAAGGAATCTTTAAAGCAGCCCAAAGAGACTTACCATATCCCAATGCTGCTTCATTATACTGAGTCCTAGGAGATACACCTTTGAACTCACCATCAAAAACCTTAAAATTGAAAATACAATTAACTGAACCTTGATTCTTAGCTTCTTTACCAACTGGTTCCTCTGAGTATTCAACTAACTCAAGAGGATACCAACCTGGAGTAACTAAATCACCTTTGCGAAGATCATCTGGAGTGAGAATTGAACGCATTTGTTTTTGCCTTTGTTTCTTGTTGTTTTGTTAACTGAGTGAATGAATGAATGATTTAAGTTATAACATCTTTATTAAAAGCTTCACTAATCTTCTTCTTCCAAACCTCATAAAATAATTTATCGGTTATGTCAAACTCCTTAATTCCGGAGTTATCAAAGATTGATGATTTAGCAAAGTTATCATCTTCAGGGGAATTAACATGAACTTTATAATCAGTAGTATTCATACCTTTAGAAGCATCCCAAGTAGATTCTTGAGATAGATGATAAATCTCAGTAAATCTCGCTGGTATCATACCAGCTACTTTAGTTCCATAGGTAACGATTGGATTTGTTTTGGTAACTTTCATGGATGCACCCTTACCTTCAATTTTAATAGAAGGAAGAGGATGAGCAATCCAAATTACATGACATGGGAGAGTTTGGTAAAGATCAAGAGCCTGAGTAATTAAAGCAGTCTCTGCCTTATAATCATCAAATTCTGGGATAATATCTTCTGGTTTGGTTACTTGTTTACCTTGACCAGTAGATGAAAATGCACTTGACCAATTTACTGCGGCTGCTGTTAATGAGGTAGTAGAATCTGTTATATCTGCGAAAAGGCGACAACTATTACCATTAATCATGTCTATTAGGCGATTAAGATAATCATTACAATTCCTACTACCATAAACTGTATATTCTATATTATCAAGAATCTGTTTTGCTTTAGAACCAAATCTCTTTTCTGTAAAGAAAGATATAAGCTCGACTGGCTTCTTCTTATCGAAATAAGAAATATGAACTGGTCCCTCAAGGGCAAAAGTTGCAGCAGCTAAAGTTTTACCAAAACCGGGACCACCTTTAAGAAGAATTTGATTATAAGAATCAGGTTTTATATCAGTTGCTTTGGGCATTTCTTATTCTCCATAATTCAGTTGCTTGACAGCAGTGATTAGCCTGACCAAATGTATCAGATAGACCAACTGCTTTCTTTAGAATCTCTAACAAATGAGGATTCTCTTTAATATACTCATCCCAAAGGATGCTATAGAATCTATTACACTCTTCTTGATTGTCTGCCATCTTTCCTTTAGCTTCTTTCCAAGTATGACCTGTAATACCATTAATAATTTTATGCCCCTGATACAATTCTTCTATTGTTCTACCATTTCTCTTTTGTATCCTAGCAAAGAATGCACTAAATCTTTTATCACCTCTAGATGAACATTCTAAATGCGGTGGAATACCATGTTTAATCATAACTCCTCATCATCTGGAATTGCTACGTGGTTATGTATTGAAGTTGCTTTTCTTAATCTTTCACTTAATGGAGCTAAAATAGGTTCATTTTTAATCACAGTAGGATTTTGATTTTCATCTTGACCTAAGTGTGCATTATTTGGGACAACTAATTTACCATCTTTACTCTTATGACAATCTTCACAATGAGGATTAGCTAAACGAATAGCATACTCATTCATAATAAATGGATTACCACATCTCCAGCAAATAGACCTCTTGCCTAGAGCCAATGGCTGTTTAATTTTATTAGTACAATCTGGTAAAGTGCAAAAATAAATACTATTACCAGTCTTAAACACTAATCTTTTATATTTGTGAACGTGCTTTTCTACTATTTTGGGCTTCTCGGACGGCATTGTATTCTTTCAATGCTTTCCAGATAAAACTTTCCGCTTCTGGTAAGTCTTTAAAAGGGCCATGTCTTTTGACCCATTGCTTCTTTCTCTTCCTAATATGTATATAATAACCATCTCTATGTTGAGAAGTTCCATAAAGTATATCACCTATAGTAAGAATTGGTCTAACATTTATTGATTTAAATAGTTTACTCATTTTGACAAACATGCTGAGCAACACAATCAATACAAATCCATTCATCACAGAGTAAACATCTATTTATAGTTGGTATATAATATCTATTCTCACAATCAATGCATTGAATTCTATCATCATCTGAATCATAATCTGCAGGGTCAAAATTACTACTCCAATCAAAATCATCATCGTCGTCATTATTACTCATAATCTTCTCCTAAGTGGTGAAGGGTAAAGGCTAGGAAATATGTCCTAAAACCTGAGTCATACCCTTCACCTTTTCGCCTACTTAACTAGCTAGAGAAATAGGTTACTTGGTTCTTTTCACCTTCTCCATTTAACTCGTCATACCTTCGCTATGGCTTACTCACTACTTAACTACCATAGTTACCTGGCTAGAGTCTCTAGTCTTTGGGCGAAACAGTTTAAATAGCACCTTCCTCACCTTCCTCAGCATATTTATCCCAAGGTTCTCTATCAATATATTGACTTTCAAGTTTCCACTTCTTTGCATCTTCACCTGAAGAATTGCAAACAGGATGAAACTCGCAGAGTCTACCAAATTTTCTGCAATTAGAGAATCTCATTGGATAATGATTGCGTAGCCGGGCAGGAAGATATTTGTCAATAACTACACGAATAACATTTTCTTTCCATTGGTCTATGAATAGTGGGTCATAAGAGAGAGGAATACGCTTATATTTCTCTTCAGGTTTGAGAGTCTTCTGCATTCCTACTTTATTTACTATGATGTAATTTGAACTAACAGCATGAGCATAATTTATGAATTGGTTATCAGTTCTATCTACAGGGAAATCTCTTGTAACAAATTTATGGTCATAAGGGAGATTAGTATAAGATGCTTCACCTCCATGACCTTTCTTATTAACCATTAAATCTATCTTTCCAGATATAATAATTCTAATCCATTCATCTTCAAAAATAACATAATCAAAAGGAGTTTCTACTGCTAGAATCTCAAGGTGCTCATCTTCAAATCGCCAATGTTCGCAAGATTGAGTAAAATTAGAAGTAAGAATGGGTAACTCTTCAGTCATATCTATATTAGAGAAAGTTGCATCAGAGGCAGCTGCTTTAATTTTCATTATAGCATTATGCATTCTATCATTATAATGAACACCAGTAGCTAATTGATTAAAATACACTTCCATTCCAATATGACCTAATCCACCTCTATCTAATGGTTCTGGCTTCTGGTCTACTGGAAGGGTTTTACGCATGATATGAGCATAGTTATATTTACACTCACACCATTCCCAGAGATTGAAGGATGATGCTGAAAAAACTATGTTTGTTTTAGCCATTATGGCTGCCTAACAACTTTCTTCAATTCTTCTTTTATCTCTCTAATATGTCTTGCTACTTGACTTTTGCATCCCATACAATTACAATGATTCTTAGTTAATAATAGATCAATAAGCAATATTCTTTCCCAAAGATAAAAAGCATTTATAATAGGAAGTTTATTTCTATCTATGTTTATTTCGCTCATTAATTCATCTTCTTACTGATTAAGAAGTTAATACATTGATTACGATTAAATCCATTATCTCGACAATGATGATATGAGGCACTAACTAAGAGAGTAAGGAAGATAATCATTGCAATAATGAATGAAAAGAAAAGTTGTTCTAGTCTCATGTTCTTAACTTACTTCAATTAAATTAAATTCATTATCATCAAATAGGTAAGGAACATCGCTAGTTAATGAAAACTTGTCCCATTTATTACATGACAACCACTCATAAGCTTTATCTAAATCCCTAAATTTATATTTACTCCAAGTATTGCTAATTAAGACTCGTAAGTAAATATAATTAATCATGATGCTCATAACGTCTTTTCATTCGTTCTTGCATATGTTTATCGTTAGATTCTCTTACTTTCTTTCTAAAATAAGAGCGAATTATTTGCATTGTAAAATATCCTATAGTAAACCAGAAAAGAAAACTCCAACTTATAATCTCCATTTCTCCCTGCCTTTTGTGCTTAGCATAGTAGCCAACTCTTTCATTAAAGATGCTTGTTCCCATTGCACTTCTTTATTATCCATAGTCTGTGCTACTATCGCTCTTTTTCTCTCAACAAGCTCAGTGAAATACTCGTCAATAGTGCCAGAAGCCAGAAGATAAGTAACTGTGACACTGTTTAATTGTCCAAATCTATGGAACCTAGCTTCAGCTTGTTCTTCATTGGCCGGGTTCCATTGTCTTTCTAGCATAATAGCATCTGAGCAGAATTGAAGATTTAATCCTTCACCTGCTGCAAGTGTGGATGCTATCATTACTCTGTTCTTATTCTTCTCAAAATCCATCACTAGTTGTGCTCTCTTATTAGCATCTAAGCCAGAATGAAGATGAAGGACTTCATCACCTATTGGCTTAAGATAATCATTTAATTTAACTTTCAATATATCAGCAACATCTGTATGATGCGTGAATATTACTAGCTTTCTTGTAGTAGATAGAAGATACTCAGTAGTAAATTCAACACAATCTGGTATCTTACTTATACCAGTAATATGCCGAAGTTTACTCATCACAGCAATCATTGCTCCTGAGTCTTTAAATGAATCAGCATCTTCAGCATAGATTAATTCATCTAACTCTTCTAATGCTTTAGCATATGCTTTATTTAGTTTAGCATCCAATTCGACATGAAAGAATTTTCTATCTAATGGAGGCAAATCGGGTAATACCTCAGCTTTAGTCCTTCTAATGACAATATCTTTAGTCATATCATGGAAACGTGAAGCATCCTTCAATCCACCTATCTTAGTGGAATAGAAGTCATCATATGCATTACAGTATCTATCAAGATAAGTCTGATAGTGTGGAAATCTAGTAGGAGCAACCAAATTAAGAACAGTGAAATATTCACCTGCATTGTTCTTAATAGGAGTGCCACTCATAGGAATAATATGTTCACATTTACTCGCTATCCTTTGAACAGCTTTAGCTCTATCAGATAGATGATTTTTAATTCTCTGACACTCATCTATAATGATAGTTTTAATATCAGGGACATACTCAAATACATCTTCTTTTTTGAGCATATCGAATGTGATAATATAAATCTTAAAACCTGGCATTGCTTTCTCTTTGCCAGATTGAATAACTTGTGTTAAGTATTCAGGTGAATTAGCAGGACCACAAATTCTGTGTATTTCCCGCATAACCTGTAATTTAACTGTGGTAGGACAAACATAGACAAGAGGTAGAAGCTTTTCAGGATGGAGTTTAATTAAACAGAGTGCCTCAATTGTCTTTCCTAATCCCTGCTCATCAGCTATAATACATTTAATACCAGAGTTCTCAGCAAATTTAATAGCATCTATCTGGTATGGTCTGGGTTTAGCACCATCTGCGAAGATTAGATTATCATAATCAGACTCTTCTTTAACCAACATTTCAAAATTAGTTAAATGACCACACTGTAATTTAACCAGTGAAGTCTTACCAATTTTAAGACGTGATTCTTCAATAGCCAGTTTATGACAAACGGGACATTCTAATTTTACTATAGAAGTTAAAGACATATTGTTATCTCACTAACTAAATCCATTATATCATGTCTTATCGAGCCTGTCAAGTATTATTTTTGTCCTCTTTAGATGACATGTCCTCTTTTAAGGACATTTTCTTTTTATATTCATCTAATAGAAACTTAAATCCATCTATCACTATATTATCACCCCACTCAAGCTTATCTGATAATTCACCGTTTAATTGAAATATTCTAGCTAATTTACGTATTTCTTCGTATGCTAAGACAATGTTTTCTACTTCGTGAATAGAATATGTCTTTTTATTAATAAATGTCATTTTCATATATTACTCCATCAAAGTATAATCTACAACGTTTTTATATGACTCAGTAGTGTTTCTAATTTGCCACTTGACTGGTTTCTCTCCTGCTGAAACTTCTATATTCTCAATTATATCAAAGAGAACAGCAGTTACATATTCTTTACTATTACCTTCTGCTCTAATTCTTTCAGGTTTATCTAAATTTACTCTGTATACTAAGAATAGTCTAATCATATTTCACCTTTATCACTCTCTTTCCTAATTCTAATAGCTTCATTAGCCATTAACTCTGTATGTCTACTCATTAACATAAGAAATTCAGACCACAATAATGGATGAATATTTCCATATAAAATACCTAAAATATCAGAACCTAATTGCTTAAGTTTTAGCTTGTTTATGTATGCTTCTTCTACATCTGTGAATAAATTTTTATGTTCTTCAATTAGTCTATCAATATCAGAAGTAAAAATAGCTCCAATATTTTGTCCACTCTCAAATAGTTTTTTAATACGTTCAATATCTTCTTTGTTATTTTCTTCCATTATAATTAATCCTCCATTACTTTCTTAAGTTTTTCAGCTTTTGATTTCAACATCCTATTCTCTTCAGATGTGGAGATTAGGAAATCTCTTATATTTGCTAAATTCTTAATAGCTTCATCTAATATATCTACTGAAATATCTAATTGATTTCTAACAGATTTAACTATTCCACCATGTCCTAATGCTCTACGTTTAACAGACATGAATTGAGCTAAAGAATTTTCATTAGTTTTAATACCTAACTCTAAAGCTTTAGCCATTAGAATTTTAGCATTCTCAGCGTTAGATTTATTCCATTCAACAAAAGGTAATAGTGCTAGTAACTTACCCTTTGCTTGAGTATCCTTAACTTCATCTAATGATGGTTTATTACCATTAGATCCTAAATATTCTTTTAAAACTTCATAAATTGCTTGACTACTTTTACGCATTAACCAAACAATTTTCATCTTAGGAGCATGAGTAGTTAACCAGAGATAATGATAATGTGGTATTCCCTCATTAAGAATAATAAGACGGGTATTCACAGGAATATGATTACCTATCTCTTGATTAGGTATAAGTTTAGTATCAACCCATTTTACTTGTGGATTGTTTTCAAATTCTTTTATTGTAACTGGATTACCGTAAGCTATAATGATAATTCCGCCGCCAGAAAGATCAATCTTTTCCATATTAATCTTTCTTTGCGAATGGATTAACAAACTTTGGTTTTTCTTCTTGCTTTATTTCTTCTTCGATTTTCTTCTCTACTAATATTGCAGTAACTTGAGCTTGTGTTTGTATATCTTGAGAGATTGGCTCTTGCTTAGGAGCAAAAGGATTAACAAATGTTTTCTTTTCTCCTACTTCAGTAGGATTAACTATACTATTTACAATATCTTTAACTTCACCAGTCTTACCTAATACAGCAGAAGTTCCAACCTTTTGAACTTGATTAATTGTGGATGCTCTATACATATTTTCAGCATCCTTTCTATCTATGCCTATAGAGACGAGTCTTTCTATCTCTTTCTCAACCTTACTCATCTTCTTTTGGCGTTCAGCTATATTATTTATTGTTTCACTTGTAAAGTCATCAGAGGCTACAGAAGTAGAGAATCCTCTATCTCTCTTCTTTTTAGCACCTCTTTCCATAGCCTCATCATTAGAAGCTGTAAGACGTGCTCTTGCTTCAGAAGCTATGTCTTGTAACTCTTCTATATGTGCTCTTAAATTACCATCATCCATATCACATATTAGAATCTTCTCAGATGCAAACCATCTAGCAAATTTCTTTTCTTTCTCTGACATATTTGGATTGTTATTAATTTCTTCGTTTGTTAGTGGCATGTTTCTCTGCTCCTCAATAAACAATCCAAATTCAGTTTGTTCTGTTTTCCAAATTTCATATTTCGTTAAACTATAATCAATTTCATCATAGAAATCAATTATATTCTCACGAAATACGATAACGCCAATGTGATAGAGGCAATGATAGCACCTCTCATTCACATTAGCGTTATTAGCCTTACACTTCTTACAATACCAGCTAATTGTGCTCTCCTACTTTCTATTTCGCCTACCTCTAGAGAAATATAGTAGTATTAGCGAGCACAAATTAATCAGTCTGTTTTAGTGTTTCTGGTGCCTTGACTACTGCTGAAGGATTAGCCTTAGCAGACTCATCTGGCACTTCAACAAACTCAACAGACCGGGTATCTTTGAGCAATCCCATTAATTTAAAAATCAAACTAGCTGGGACTTCTATTTCATCGTATTCATCACTTCCAAGGACAGGTTTAGTAAGCTTAATTCTACCGTTAGCCTGAATTTGGCAATGTGTATCAAAATGATCGAAAGTAAGAGGCTGATGAGTGTATTTTTCCATCATCCTTTTACCACCGATAGTAACGATACGAGGACTATTCTTAAATGCTCTTTCCATTATCTACTCTCCGACAAAAGATTAAGAGTCTAACATTTACCATAAACATTAGACTCTTAATCAAACTATTTAACTAATTATCTCCTACAATTTAAGGACACTCTATCACTTGAAGTTTCAGAGAAACATACAAAATAAACTAATATGTTTCTATCAAATCTCAATTCATAATACCATGCAGGGTAATTTATAACTTTACCACAATTTAAACAACGTATTTCAAAGGGAGATAAACGACTTAAACTAAGAGGCTGACTCAAGATAAGATTAAATAATCCTACCTTGAAAGGTCTAATCCGAGTCTTTCCACTAGATTTATCAAGAATATTATGTAATTCACCATTGATTATAATATTTACTCTTCTATCATCAGTATTCACACTTCCAGATAATTCAATACTCTTAAGTAATTCATTCTTCAGGTTGTCGTCCACTTATTTATATCCTCTGAATTTCTCAGGCAATGCTTTATCTATCAAATGAGCATTATCACCTTGACTAAAAAATTCAATAGCCTCGGTATTCTCACTAATTAACTTCTTATAAGCATCAGCTTTATCTCTATACTTCTGTGCATCTTCAGGTCTATTATTCTCTTCACAATATATAATAGAACCTAAACAATCATCATACCATCGCCTATAGAATCTAGATAATACCTTTTTAAATTCCATTTTAATTTACCTTAACCTTTTCCCAATAATCCTTTTCTTTAGCATATTCATTTATAATCTCTTCCATATTCTCTTCAGTTAGTTGATTACACTTTGCAATAAACTCTACTGCTGTTATAGCTCCTTCTTGATATTGTTTAGAGCACTTAATTATCTCATCTGAGATTCTATTAGAGATAGGAGTTTTAACAAGCTGTTCAACAACTTGATTATTAATTTTAAATTCACTCATGATTTAATTTCCCCAAACTATATTTTTATTCATTTCATTCTCCAAGAATTAAGAACATGACAATTTAGCACTGCGCTTGGAAATTCATCCTTAATACATCCACCTATAACAGCAAATACATGACCGCGTATTTCAATTATCCAATTACCACTATGAGCAATAAACCTCACATAATTCTCTACAATCATATTTGGCCGTGGATATTTACCTACGCAAATATTATCTACTAGAGCCTCTATCCTTAATCCTTTATTTCTCTTTCTACCTAATCCAATCATCATACCGTAGGCTTCTAAATATGGTATCTCTAGAGACTCCATTAAAGCCCTAACGATGCAATCATTCTTTTCGCCTAAAATATCTCTTTCTTTTATTACTTGCTTACCAAGTTTAATACCTTTATGTGTTATCATTTTTACCCTTTAACATTCAATAGTCTTACCTTCTATTGTTCTTATTACTCGAACATTATCAACTATCCCAGTGGCTTTTCTCTCGACTACCACAGTCGCGTTAGACGGGCTATTGTATACCTGAGTAAAACTCTTATCACTCTTTACATTCCACGATTGTAGAATACACCTCGTATTAGTCCTTATTTCATCTTTAGTAGACATTTTAATTATCTCCTGTATTGTGTAGGTTTTCATGTTGTCGGTTACTATTGTAGGCTATTGTAGACTGTCGGCGCCTGTCGGTTACCACGGGATGACCTGCTAACGCCTGTAAGCCCTTGTAACTCAATAGGTTAACCCACTCCAGTATCATGTATAAATCTGTCTGTCAGAGACTATAGCACATCTGAGAACCGATGTCAAGTGTCCTCTTTTGTGGACGCTGTGTAATTTTTTCATTTCTTTTAATTATTATAATATAATATATATAAAATAATAATAAAGAGAAAGAAGAGAAGACCCTAAAAGAGCCACCTACCAGACCACCATACCCTTCCTCACGTAAACCTTGAAAACGGCCGTAAACCCTTGATTTTGTTGGCCTTAACTGGGGTTTTAAGCCTGCAAAAACGTGCGTTTAACAACCGTCAGCGTGAGATAGCCTGCGATAGCGTTTAATAGCAACCGATAGCGTGTTTAGACCTGCAGTAGCCTTAATAACCAAACACATCTAAATACGAAAAGCCTAGAGTCTAAGTCTTTAAACTTAAACCCTAGGCTCTATTAAAGACTCGTTTGTATGACTTATCGAGTCTATCTCACTCCGCTAATTAAGCAGGCTTTTCAGTCTTCTTAGCTGCGACAGCCTTTTCAATTCCGGGCTTAATCAATGCTACGGCATCCTCAATAGATACCATTGCATTGACTGAGTAATTACGGACTGCAAGCCTAAAGCCCTTTTGAATCTCTTCGGGCCAAGAGGCGTCAACAAATTCCGCAATAGGGTCTGAGGCTGCTGTATATTGACTTGAGTTAAAACCGTCAATAACCCAGCTAAGCATATTAGCTTCAGTTCCAGAACCATACTTTTCGGTAAGATTCATAAACTCGCCAATATCCTTCGGCAGTGTTTCAGGATGTGACTCATCGAATGCTTCCCAAGTCACAATCTGAGGATTCTTACCTCTGGTCTGTCCCATGCGGAGCAGAGTGCCTTTAGGTAGCTTGCCTTCTACCTTTCGCTTATCATTCTCGCCGTCTACTTCCTTTTGCTTTGCCTCTAGAGTTGCCTCTTTGGCTGCAATCTGGTCTTCGCTCATATAGCTTTGTCCTTTTCTTGTGACAGGTCTATCCCGTCACTATTGTAAATACATTATCTCATATCTCTGTCAATTTGTCAACATCTATTTTTGTCTCCTTTAGATGACACTCGATTAAGGGTTACGGCCAGAGGCTCTAGATTAACTAAAGCCCTAGGCTCTAACTCTAATCAATGCTTGCGTAATAATCTGCCGGAACTGTTCTCAGGACTCTCTTACAAGTCCTATGACGTTCTGTTCTATCGACTCCGATAGCACTAACCACGCTAATAAACCCGTTAATCATATCTCCTAAGTCTGTTTGTAATAACCTGGCCGGAGTTTTAAGTAAGCTGTATTGCTTTGGAATAGTCCCACAGGCCGAGCATTGCATCTTACTAGAGTGGTTAACTCCATAACATATTTCACATTCGTAGGTCATTGCTTAACCTCACTAAAGATAACTGAATAACCTAATCTCCGAGCCATCCTAACCGCTCGCCTAGCTTGTCTCCTATCTGTCAAGGTGTAATCCCAGACCATCATAGCGCCTGACTTAACACACCACATAGCGTTAGGGTTACTCGGATTGTAGATACGATATACACGCATATGTTAACCTCACTATCCATTAGACGCCAGTTCTAAATACTTGTCAAGTATTTTCTTTCGAGGCCGGACGATTTTACATTTGTTATAATTCTAGTGGGGATAGCTTGGATAATAAGGACTGCCGGGTATATGCCCCTTTTTACTTTAACGTCTCTTCTACTCTACGCGGGGGAATATTGAGCTTACCCTAAATAAAGAATCATACCTTAAATATAAATAAATAAACATAACAATTAAAAAATAAAATAAAAAATAACAATTAAAAACGAAATTTTCGTTTATCGAATAGTTCGGGCGAAAATTGAAAAAGTGACCACCTTTTATGACAGTTCGGGTATTGACTAGTGGAATGAGAAAGTTTATACTAACGGGGCATGGGGAAAGTGTAAGTGGAGATAATTAAATGTTAATAGACGAGAAAGAAGTAGAGAAACGCTTAAATAATCCTCTCAATTTGTTGAATAGAATGAGAGAAGGATTAACTTCTCCTAAAAAAGATGCTATGTCTTTGTTTGTTCCTAATGGAAATAAAGAGAAAGAAAGAGTTGAAGTTTCTTTTTCTAGAGAAATTCCTAAAGAAATTCCAAATCTTCCTCAGGTAGTTCCTTCCAAGATAACCTCACCTTTACCTTCTGACTCTTCTTTCTCTTCTCTTGATGTTAATGATGCTGATGCAAAGATAAAGTTAGCCTTAGCACATGATTCTGCTCTTGATCTTCTTACTGGAAGCATAAACTATTTAAAAAAGAAGGTTGATAAAGAAGAAATTAAAGTTAGTAGCATACCAAGTATCATAAGTTCAGCAAGTCGAGTAATTACTGACATACGCAAAGAGAGACTTGAGAGAGACAAGAATAAAGGTAATGAAAATATTCATTATCACTTCTATTGTCCGACTCAGCGTAAAATTACTGAGTATGAAGTGATTGATGTTGAAAGTAAAGTAGAGGCAACTGCGTAGGTTTTAGTAGAACTTAATGTCTGACATCAATAGTGAAGGTAATGGTTTTATTAAAGAAGTAAAGCCACATCCTAAACAGGAATTGCTTCTATCCTTACCTGATGAAATATTTGAAGTTCTTTATGGTGGAGCAGCATATGGTGGTAAGAGTTTTATTCTTACACTCCTTCCAATAATAAGAGGATGGTATAAGTATCATGGCTTTAGAGCTATTATGTTTCGTCGTAAATTCCCCGACATGGAAAGGGAGAACATTAGACTTTCTAAAGAATATTTCCCACAAACTGGGGGAGTCTATAATGAAAATAAACACTCATGGTTCTGGCCTGCTTATAATTCTTATTACGACTTCGGTCACATTCAACACACTAAAAATATTTATGATTATGACTCTGCTCAGTATAATTATGCTTTCTATGATGAGTTAACACACTTTGAAGCTAAATCTTATTTCTATATTGTTGGTTCTAGAGTCCGTCCTAGTTCTGCTGGGTGTAATGTTGCTCTTGTTAGGAATGGTTCTAATCCGGGCGGCATAGGACAAACTTTTGTTTATAATAGATTTGTAAAAGATAATGAGACTGGTGGAAAGATTTTTAGAGATAAAGGAACTGGTCTTTATAGAACATTCATTAAAGCTCTCATTCAAGATAATCCTTCTGGTTTAGAGTATGATCCTGAATATGCGAACAAGCTCAAACTACTTGCAATCTCTAATCCAGCAGAATACAGAGCTAAAGCATTTGGTGATTGGCATGCCTTCAAGGGAAGTGTCTTCACAACTTTTAGACCAATTAAATTTCCAAGTGAACCAGATAACGCATTGCATGTTATTGAACCATTTGATATTCCCGAATGGTGGCCAAGGTTATTGTCAATTGATTGGGGAAAGAGGGCAATGTGCCATGCTATGTGGGCTGCAATCTCTCCCGATAAGCGGATATACATATACAGAGAAAAATCATGGTTGGGAAAAGACATTCCATTCTGGGCAAGTGAAATAAGAGATATAAATGATGAAACTAATGAATCTATTACTTATTGTGTTATATGTGGTAGTGCTTGGCAGGAAAGAGGAACTGAGACAATTGCTGATCAGTTTCAACGATATTCCGGTTTAGTTCCTAATTCATCAGAGAACACTCCGGGTTCAAGAATTGCAGGACTTCAAACGATTCATGATTTCTTAAGATTTGAAAGCAAGATACCAATTAAAAGTAAAGAAGCATTCTATGATCTCGACAAAGCAGCTTGGATATTTAGGAATTACGGAACAGATGCTCTTCTTAAATATAGGCAACAGTTTTATGATGAACCATCTGAGTCTAATATTCCGATTTTACAAATCTTCAATACCTGCACCATTTTAACAGACACAATTCCTCTTTGTATTTATAACGATGACAAAGGAAATCCTGAAGACATTCAAGAATTTGATGGTGACGATCCTATTGATAACTTGCGTTATCTTTGTAAGACTGCAAGGAAATTCATTGACGGAGAGCTTGGAGTAGATATGGCTAATGCCATTGCAAGGCAGAATGCTATTACTGAACTCGAAAAGTCTAATGATATGACTAGATTTTATAGGCAGATGGAAAGAATAGATCAAGGTAATCAAGGAGTTATTCCTAGTCTTATTGGTGCTACACATCAAAGTCAAATTGGAGTTCGTCGAAGTCGATTTGCAAGAAGGAGAATGTAATGATACGCCTTCTACTTTATATCTTTGGCGCTAAAGATTATGAGTCTTGCAAATCATGTGAGACTTTAAAGATGCAATTAGATTATGCTAACGCAGAGAAGAAAGAGTTAATGGAGACTCTTCTTGCTCTTACTAAACCTGCCGTTGTAGTTCAGCCTGTTGATACTAAAATATTAAATCCTCTTCAACAATCAGCATTAACATTTGCTAGGCGAAGAGGTTTACTTGAACAGTCTGAAAGAATTAAGACTGATGTAATTAGAACCTCTCCTTATATAGCTAAGCCTGATGATTTATCTAAAGGCCAGCAATCATCTAACGCCGTTACCCCACAATCTATTGAAAAACTAGAGAATGAATTAGGTTTAGTAGATGAAAAGCCAGCATAAATCTATTGGCCCTTCTAAAGAAGTAGAGAAGGAAATCATAGCTAAATCTGCTAAGGATAAAAAATCGCTTTTCACATTTAAAAAGAAAGATAAGAAAAATGGGAAGCGGTAAGTATACTGAAGAAGATCCAATTAAAATAGATCTTAAAACTATATGTGACAAAGCATATAATGAAGATCTGTCTACCCGGCAGATTCAAGTTAGATATTGGAAACGATTAAAATATTATTGGAATAATTTCTCACAGGTCTTTTGGTCTGAAGCTGAGAACTCATATAAAATTTGGGGTCAAGGTGCTGATTCTGCTGGAGCTGAAGATCAAAGTTATTATGATAGACCAGTCAACGTATTCAAAGCATTCTTAGAAACAATCATTGCTGCTCTATCTGTTAATATACCAGCAATCTCTTGTGCCCCAGATGATGCTGATAATCCAAATGATATAGCAACAGCTAAAGCTGGAAATAAAATAAGTGAACTCCTATACAAACATAACAACGTAATTTTCCTCTGGCTCCAAGCATTATACATATATTGCACAGAGGGATTAATTGCTATGTATGTTTATACTGATGCTGATGAAAAATATGGAACTTATAAAGAAAAGAAATATAAAGATGAATCAGTAACTGGTTATTTCTGTCCATCTTGTAAGAAACAGCTTGATGAAGAGATGGTCATTCAAGCTAAGATGATAAGTGAGCAGTTGAAGGTTAAATTTGACCCAAATGAAAATGATGTTGAATTACAAGATTATGATGATGAAAAACCATTAAATCTTGGTGATGAAGTTTTAGAACCTGTTGTATGTCCTGAATGTGCTATTGCTATTGATCCTAATTTGGCTCAATCAACTTTAATGATTCCACGTTTTAATGGAACTACTACTAAAGCTAAGTCTCGCGTTTGCATGGAAGTATATGGTGGATTGTATGTTAAAGTTGCAAACTATGCTAAAAAGCAAGCTGATACTCCATATTTAGGTTGGTTCTTTGAGACTTCATATGTAAATGTTCTAGAAGCTTATCCTGATTTATGGGATAAAATAGATAAATCTGGTTGGGCTTCTAATCAAGGTTCTGATCCTATTGAACAATATGCAAGATTAAATATTCAATATAGAGGCACAGTTCCTGATGATAATGTTTCAATGAAAACATATTGGTTACGTCCAGCATCTTATAATTGGTTAGAGACCAAAGAAAAAGCTCAAGCTCTTAAAAAGAAATATCCAAACGGGGTAAAAGTTGTAATTGTTCAAGATGTAATTGCTGAAGTCTGTTCTGAATCTCTTGACGATCATTGGGTTCTCACTCAGAATCCTACAAGTGATTATCTTAATCACGAACCTTTAGGTGAGATTCTTGTTAATATTCAAGACATTATCAATGATCTTATTAGCCTTACACTTCAATTGATTGAACATGGAATCCCAGAGAATTGGGTTGATCCTTCTGTAGTAGCTGTTGATGCTATTAATCAAAGAGAAGTAATTCCTGGTGCTTATTCTCCAATTAAACAAGGAATGGGAAATAAAAAAGTATCGGATGCTTTCTATGCTACTCAGGCTGCAAGTGTTAGTCCTGAAATATTTCAATTCTATAAGATCATAAATGAATTAGGTCAATTTGTTTCTGGTGCGTTACCAGCTATATTTGGTGGAACAATGCAAGGTGCTGGTGGTGAAACTGCCGCTGCATATGCACAAGCTAAAGGAATGTCTCTCCAAAGACTTCAAACTCCTTGGAAGATGTTAACTATTTGGTGGAAGAAAGTATTTGGTGTTGCTATTCCTGCTTATATGAAATGTATTGTTGAAGATGAAAAGTTTGTTAAGAAGAATGAACAAGGTGATTTTGTTAATGTATTTATTGAGAAAGCTGAGTTGAGTGGCACTATCGGCTCAGTGGAATTAGAGAATGCAGAACAACTTCCAATAACAGAAGAGCAACAAAGAGATTTAATCTTACAGTTAATGACTTTAAATAATGCTGAAGTATTTGAAGCGTTAGCTGCTCCTGAGAATCTACCTTGGATTAGGAAGATTGTTAGGATTCCCCAGTTTAGACTTCCTGGTGAAGATGACCGGCAAAAAGAATATGAGGAAATTAAAGAACTTATTAATTCAGTTCCTATTCCTCTTGGTATGCCAATGGTTGAACCTGGAATGGAAGAGAATCCAAATGTTCAAGAGAATCCAGAACAACCAAATCAACCAATGGAACCTCAATTTGCTCCTTCAGTTCCAATTGATCCTATACTTGATAATCATAAAGTTGCATCTGAAATTGATAGGTCTTGGTTAGTAGGAGATGCTGGTAGATTAGCTAAAGTTAAAAATCCTGATGGTTATATGAATGTTCTATTACATTATCAACAACACATTGCTGAATTAAATAAACAAATGGCTGTTATGCAAATGACTCAGGCAGCGCAACAAACTGGTCCTAATGGTAAGGATCAAAACACTTCTGGTTCTAAAGGTCAAGGACCAGGAAAAATGAAGGATAAATCTAATGGCAACCCCGTTTAGTAATCCATTTGCACCTAAAGGTGAAGTGTCCACTTCTAAGGACAAAGCAGGTAAGCCTGCTGGTAATCAAAGTGCTGATGATATTGAATCCTTCTTAGATGATGATAAGGTAGATGATAAAGGTAAACTTAAAGTAGAAGATGACGACGATAAAGAAGAACTTGAAACTAAAGGTGATAAAGAGAAATCTGAAGAAGATGATGAAGATAAGGATGATAAAGATAAGAAAGATGAAATCAAATTAAAAGAAGATGATGACGATGATGAAGAAAAAGAAAAATTAGATTTAAAGGAAGATAATGAAAAAGATATAATTGCTCCTCCACGTAGAAAAGAAATTGAAAAAGAGTTTCCAGAGTTTTTTAAGAAGTTCCCTTTCTTCGATAAAATGATGTTTCGTGATAGAGCTTACACTGAAATGTTTGGTTCATTTGATGAAGCTAAGGCAATATATGCTAAGGTAGATAGTCTTAATGAATTTGAAAGTGAACTTTTATCTGGTAATACTAAAAATGTTTTATCTACTGTAAAAGAAACTGATCCTAAAGCATTTGATAAAATTGTTGATACATACCTCAAGACACTTCATGATATTGACCCAGAAGCATATAAGGATGTAACTGGAAATTTTGCAAAACAAATTATCTTGGGAATGGCTGATTTAGCCAAACGCAAGGATGATAAAGAATTAGACAAAGCTGCTAAATTACTTCATGAGTTTCTCTTTGATACAGATAAGTGGGAACCTATAAAGGTTCGAGTAAAAGAAGAGAAGTCTGAAGAAGCAGACAAGATTCAGCAAGAACGAGTTGAACTCATGAAAGAAAGATTTGAGTCTGCTCGTGATAGTTTAACAGTTAAAGTTGATAATGTTCTTAAATCAACAATTGCTGAGTATATTGATCCTCGTGGTTTAATGACGGCTTATGAAAAGAGAAATGCTGTCAATGAGGCACTTGATCAACTTCATAAAAAGATAGCTGGTGATATTAACTTTAAGAAGAATTTAGATAGGTTATGGAAAGGTGCTTTTGGTGATAAATTTAGTGAAAACTCACTCAATGGTATTAAAAAATCTTATCTTGGTAAAGCTAGAGGTGTATTAGCTGATGTTATAAAAGAAGTAAGATCAAATGTATTAAAAGATAATCGTTCTAAGGGTAAAGAAAAAGAAGAAGAAAAAGAAGAAACTCCTCGTGAGAGGAAAAATGTAAACGCTGGAAGGCCACATCAGCAAACTACTAAGGCCAATGAACGTAAACAAGGAGAAAGTGTTGAGGATTTTTTAAGTAGAGATTAAACAAATGCCAGTGAATGAATCTGCTGTAGCTGCTACTGAACTAGAACGAGTTACTCCAAAGGTCACTACAGTCTTTGAGAGTGATGATATGTTCTACAGTAGTATTAAGAAGCGTAATGTTGAAGTAGTTAGTTATAGGGAAATGAGAGCACCAATGGAGATTTCTCCTGGTGGTCGTTTTCAATATTTTGGACCTAATGGTCAAGATATGGGACGTGGTTCTGGTCCTACCTGGGATAAGGCTACTCTTCAACCTGTATTCATGTCAGAGAATATTGAATATACTAAATTAGCTCAATGGTCTACTGATGATAAGCGTAAAGCTGTTATTAATGCAGTTCGCAAATTAACCGCCGGAGCATTAGTTGAAATGAGACGTCAATTAGATGCCCAGCTTCAGCAGCCCGGAACTGGTCAAATTGGAACTATTAGTGCTGTAGCAACTTCAGGTGGTGTTGATACTTATACTCTTAACACAGATGGTTTCGGTGCTCGATTAACTAGAGAGAAGCAGATTGTTCAAGTATTTTCTGCTGATCTTCTTACTAATCGTGGTAAGGGTGAAATCACTTTCTGGGATACAGAGAATAAGCAAATCAAAGTTACTCCTGCTATTGCTAGTGCTATTGCTACTGACGTTCTAATTACTGATGGTCTTAATGATCCTGCTGCATTACCTGCTTTATTTGGTGTTCCTTATCATCACTCTAATAGTAGCACTGGAACTTGGTTAGGATATGATCGTGGAGCTACCCCACAAATCCGTTCAAATCGGGTTAATGGTGGTGGTTCTGCTTTATCACTTCCTAGTCCAAGACTTGCTATTAACAAGATTGGTAATAGGGTTGGTATTGATAACAATGTTAAATTAACTGCTTGGACTCATCCGGCTCAGGCTCAGGCTTATGAAGAGATTGGTCAATTAATCTCTATTATTCATAAGCAGGCTAAGGATGAAAATCTTAATCTTTATTTTGGTGATAACATGCAGTTGGCTGGTGCTCCTATGAGGACGCACTTCAACTGGAATAGAACTCGTATTGATTTTATTAATGAATCAACTTGGGGTAGAGCTGAAATTCTTCCAATTGGATTTTATACTTCAGATGGTAGAAAGATTTTTGAAATTCGTGGTGCATCAGGTGGTGTTGCTACTGCGGATATTTTCTATATGGTTATTGGATTCCAGACTTGGGTTATGAATCCTGCTGCTACTGCATATATTGACAACCTGGCAGTTCCTGCTGGTTATTAAGGAGATTATATAATGGCTTTTGGAAACGTAGCAACCTTAACTGTTGATGGATTTGTTGGTGCTGGTATTGCTATTCAGGCTAAAGTCTTTAGCAATATTAAATCCTTTGCTATTGATGCAGAAACTAATATTCTTACTATGGTTGATACTAGTAACAAAGTCATGAGAGTAGCTTTAAATGCTCCAGCTACTATGACTGTTACTATCTCTAACGGAAATTACGCAGTAACCATTGCAGATTAATAGGAGATAATAATGTCAAGAGACTTCTACCCATTCGATTTCTATTCTGCTCAGAGTGAACAGCAAGCTGCTCCTAATACAGAAGCTTCTGCTGCTACTATTACTCCTAAACATAAATTTACTCGTCTTACTGGAACTGTCCAGCTTACTGCTATTGTTCCACCTAATCCACTTGGTTATTGTGAAATTACTTTAGTATTCTCCTCAGCTTATGCTGCATTAGGAGTTGTTGCTCAGACTAATGGTATTGCTATTGCTTATACTTCTGTTGTTGATCGTCCAATTACTCTATCTTATGATCCAAGAACTAAACTCTGGTATCCTTGGACTGTTGTTTAATAAGGTGATTATATGCAGAAGCTAGAGATTCATGTTTTCGTTCATAGTGATGAATCTCTAGCTTTACTTAAAGATATTAGAGCAAGACAAATTCAACAAGGAGAGAGACTCATGGCTTTATCGTCAAAGATGCAAGAGTTCGTTAATGCTTCTACTGCTGCTTTTTCAGCTGCAGGAGAATCATTAAACAATATTAGTGCTGATATTCAGAAGCTTTTAGCTGGTGGAAGCTTAAGCACTGAAGATGCTGCTGCTCTTGATGCTGTTACTGATCAGTTAAATAATCTTAAAACTGCTTTAGCTGAAGCTGCTGCTGTTGTGCCTGAATAACTATGATTCTTAGCCATTTTGGCATGTGGGGTGTCGTATACAATAAACGCACACGGCTCTCTGGTAAGTTTAATTAAGAACTTACTGGCTTTTTAAGCTGGAGAACTAAATGACAATGGAAGGGTTCTGGCGAGATCAAAGAGGAAATAATCAACGAGCAGGATTAACTGGTTTTGGCCAGCTTAATAATACTTGGTATTTATTTCCTGATGGTAATGGGCCAAGAGGTTCATTTACTACATTTACTACATTAGCTCCTAATTTAAAATCTAGAGATACTATTATCCTTGGTGGAGTATTGCGCGAACAAGCTGTTGCTCCATTAGGTGTTTATGATGTAACTATTATTGGAGCTGCTAATAGACAAAGACAAGCTACATCTGGTGGTGTTCCTACTGGTGGAGGTGCTACATGGATGCCTCCTGCTAGTGGTGCTTTAGCTACTACTCCTTTATTAGAATTACGTGCTGCTGGTTGGTCTATTAGTGGTGTTGAATTTAGTCCACATACTAATTCAGCTTGTATTCGTTTGACTAGAAGTGCAAGCGTTGATACAACTGATGCTTCTCATGCTTCATTTGATAATTGTTTATTTGGTGCTAATGGAATTTCTGGTGGAATTGGTATTGAGGATAATGGTGGAGCAAGTAGGGTTCTTGTTGATCAGTGTAGATTTGAAGGATTAACAACTGGAATTAAGGGATTAAATACTGGTGCTGCTGTTCCGCTTGGTTGGATAGTTAGAGATAATTTATTCTTACGTAATACTAATGCTATTGGAATGAGTTCATCTCAAGGATTGTTCTGGAGAAATATACTCAATCAAGCTGCTAATGATACCAACTTCAAAATTAACCTTGTTGCAGTCGCCGGTCAAGGTGATTTGAATATGGTATTAGAAAATTACTTCTCTGATGCAGCTGCAAATGTAACAATTGCTAAAGGTTATAAGCCTGGAACTACTGATGTTTGGAGAAATTTCGTAACTGATACTGCTGCTTACATCATTACAGTTCCGGCGTAACACTATTAAGGTTGAGGTTGGGGGAGATAATATCAAACCCAATCTTAATTGAGGTAATTATGTCAAAGAGTGAAGACGAAAAAGAACAATTTGCTAGAGATTTAAAAGCTAATGAAGATGCTTCTGATAAATTAGATAAAGAATTAAATAAACCAGCGGTGCCATCTGTAACCTTTAATCCATTTGCTAAGAAAGGCGAACCTGATGCTGTTATTACTATGGATATACCAGATGACGCTAAAATTGGAGAGATAGTTGAAGGTTCAGTATCCGAAAAAGAAGAAGATGAACATAAAGGACCACCTCAAATATCAATGAAACAACAGATACTTGAAGAACATGGTGGTTTAGAATCTGACGTTCCAATTAATTCTCCTTACTGGAAGCTGTAATTATGGAACTCGTTGAACCAATTGATTATATAAACGAACAGTTAGTAAAGATGTATGGTAATGAACCATATGCTGATGATATGCCTCGTTTTCGTGTTGTATTTTCTGATGATCAATTTGAGAAGAGATGGACTGATAAAACTAATGAGGGATTTGATTTGCTTTATCCAGAAGTTAGAGAGTTACCTAAATATAAACAATATATTCAAGGTAAATTTATTCTTGAACGGTTAGTTCCTATTGATACTAATAATACAGATTTAACTGTTAAGATAGGATATGAACCAGCTCATGTATTCATGGATTCTAAAGAGAATTATCTTCCTCCTCGATTAGATATGTGTTGTGTTGCCATTGATAACTTACTTAGATTATCTGGTCAAAAACCTGGAACTAAAAAATATAATGATCCAGATGTTGACCCTGAATACAGAGCTAATATAGTTAAAACTATGGTGAATGATTTGTTTGGTAATGAAACAGAAACTATGGATGCTGTGCATTATAAGGAAGGAATCATAAATCCTGCTGGTCAGATAGAGTTTCATAAAGATCAGCAAAAAGACTCTGTTGAAAAAACAGAAAAGGTAAGTTCAGATGGCTAACCAAGTTGCAGAATTTCCTCCACCACGTCCTCCTATTACTACTAGGATGCCGAAGAATCCAATAGATAAATCCACTATTGTATCTATTTATCCACAAGTTATTAGGGAAGTTAAGAATACTATTGAACCTGGTATTTTTGAAATTCCTGCTGGTAGATTTGATAATCCAGCAATTTTAGTAGTAGGTCCAAGTTCATGGTGGTCTTATAGTGGAGATACCCGGCCTACTATTGAAGTTCCTATCAGTTCTGTTGCTATCGCTGAATCAATTATTAAAGATCTTCAATTTGATTTTTCATCAGTCGATGCCGGACCTGGATTATTCTTTATTCCGGGTGAAATGAATCTAACTGAAATTAAAATGCGTTATAGAACTACTCTTGAAGAAGCTAATAGGAAACAGAGAGATTGGTTCTTGATGCTTACTAGAATTGCTGATTCTCTTTGGGCTAGAGCTAATGGGAATCCTCTTTGCATTTCTGAGCAGATGAGACTTGCTGCTAAAGAGTTAAATTTAGATAACAAACCTTGGCTTATGGATTTCACAACTATTGAACTTGTTCCTTGCAAAGCTTGTGGAACATTAAAGAATCCAGCTTTTCCAGTTTGTTCAAACTGCAAAGCTATTGATCCTAATTATAAGGGACCAGAAATTAAATTTGTTTCTTAGGATAGATTAATGACATACGATGATGTGCTGACTAATTCAGCGGCCTTATTGAACGACGTTAGTAAGAGTGAATATACTAATGCTCGTCAATTTCCGTATTTGAATATAGCTTTATCTGAGTTACAGGAGATGTTTGAGTTAAACTCTATTCCTTCTTCTCAGGAGTCATCGGCTGTTATTAATGTTCCTTCTGGAACAACAGCCATAACATTTGCTCCTGATCCTCCTATTGTTGGAGTTGATTATTTACCTGATGATTTAATTGAAATTAATGAACTCTTTTCAAGTCCAGAAGGACAAAATAATTGGATTAGAGTTGATAAAAAAGAATATTTAACAAGCCAAGAACTTAGTGGTAGTGGAGAAATAGCATTTATTGGTGTATGGGCTTGGCTTAGTCAAGAAATACGTATTTTATCTTGCAGTGCTGATAATGATATTAAATTAGATTATATTAAAACTCTTTTCTCAATTATTGATTCTGATAATGTTGATGATAATTTAACTATTATTAATTCAGCTTCATTTTTACAGTATAGAACTGCTGCTCTTTGTGCTGAGTTTTTAGGTGAGAATCCAAATAGAGCAACTTCACTTAATAGTAATGCGTCCTTAGCATTAGATAGAAGCTTAGGGATAAGCATTAAAGGTAAGCAATCCATTATTTATCGTCGTCGTCCATTTAGAGCTGCGTGGAAACGACGAGGTATTCTAATATGAGCGTAAGAGATCATGCTCCATTACCAATGGGACCATTTAAAGGACTTTGGCAAAGAGGAGATCCTGAAAATGTTCCATTAGATCATTTTGAGAGAGCTAATAATATAGTTCGAGATGGTAAAGATTGGACTAATAGACCAGGTATTGCTATTAGTCAAACTGTGGTTGCTCCTTTAAAGAACATTAAAAGAGGATATAATTTCCCTCGTTTAACATCTAATGACGAAATTATTTTAGTTGAGAATGAAACAACAGGAAATGGTGAAATTTATCATATAGTTAATGATGGAACTGGAACTGTTTTTGGACCAATATTAACTAAAGCTGGAATGACTGATTTTGCTTTTGTTCCTTATGCTGGAAGAGGTTATATATGTCCATTTGGAACATTTCAAACTGGTGATATTAATATTCAAAAAGGATTACAAAATGAATTTCTTTATGTTTATTTAGGTGCTGGAGTAGCTGCTAGAAAAGCTGCTGGTTCTACTCCTGCTGGAACATTAACTATTGCTAATGGAGCTGCTGGTCATACTGATGCTGGTTTAAAAATATTTGGAGTTGTAGGTGAAACTGATACTGGTTATCTAAGTCCTCCAATAGCTTTAAATACATTTACGACTGGTTCAGCTCTTTCTGTTAGTTTCTCAAATATTCCAGTTTTTGTTGGAGCACAATGGATTAAAAGACATATTGTAGCAAGTATAAGTATTACAGGTTTTAATGGTAATTTGGAAGGATATGATTTATTTTACATTCCTGGTGCAGTCATTAATGATAATGTTACTACTGTTCTAGCTAATATTAGCTTCTATGATGCAGAACTTCTTGAAGATGCTTCTCATTTATTTGATAATTATTCATCTATTCCAGCTGGATGTGGTTTAAATATTTATAAAGATCGTTTAGTTTTAAATACAACTTTTGATGATATTAATCTTTGTTTGGTATCAAATCCTGGTGAACCAGAAGCAATTAATCAAATTGATGGGTTATTAACTCTCACTCCAGAAAGTAGTCCTTTAACTTGTTCACAAGAATTACGTGATGTTCTCTACGTAGGTAGAAGAACTAAAGTAATTGGATATGTTGATAATGGTGATGTTCCATCTAGTTGGGTTCCTATTGTAATTGATAGCGGTCAAGGATGGCCTGTTCATGGTATTGTTACTGTATTAGATTCTGGTGGAACTACTGTTGATTTTCTAATTGTAGCTAATTTTGGTGGGGTAATGATATTTAATGGTAAATTTATGTTTCCAGAATTATCATATAAGATAAGTAGTTTGTGGAAGGATCAAGATAGGAATCTATTTAGACGTATTCAATTAATTATTGTTCCTACAACAAAATTAATTTACATTGTTTTACCTGATGGTAGATTGTTAATTGGAGACTACGCCGACGGATTAGATCATAAAAATATTTGTTGGTCTCCTCAATCATTCTACGTCATCGTCAATTATATTATGGTTGTTAATATTGATGACGTTATTGTTGGCATGGACAACCCAAACATAGGTATAACTTAAATGGCTGTCCCACCACCGCAAGGATTTATTAAGATTTATCCAGATCAAGTAACTATTGTTCAGGCATTAAATGGGTGGTCATTAAATTCTGATGTTCCACCTATGCCTACTAGACCGCAAGCTGATTTACAAGCATATTTTGCTGCTAGAGTAGTTAATGATGCAGTAGCACCTTGTTTTCGTAGAGATTTTGAATCTCCAGGTGGTAGTGGTGTTTATGCTCCTGGTGTAAATACATATGAATTAAGCTTTAGTCCTTCTCATACAGGTATACAATTTTTTGCTAGCTCATTAAGTGATCCACCAGATGCTACACTAAATTTTACAGATGCTGATTTTCCAGCAGGATTATCTATTAATCAAGCCGCATTATGGTGGGATGGTTTAGGTCGATTTGATGCAGCTAGAGAAAGAGATATTGGAAGTATAAACTGGAAATTTTTTGGTTCTACTTATAATACTATGGCTTTAACTGGTAGTTGGGGTGGACAAACTACTCCTGCGTTTGGAGCTGGTGCAATTATCCCTAGTTTCTTTACGCATTGGAGTATTTTACAATTAATGAAAACTTTTGGTATAGAAGTCCCTGTAACTTCTAGTGCTGTTACATTTGGATTGACTCCTGAGTTTGTCATTAGTGATTTTTATTTATATGCTATTTATAACACTTTACAATTTCAGTATACAAATACTGGAACTCCCAATGCAATTCCAGGAGATATAACTGTATTAGAAAGTCCTACTGGAAGTATGGGATTATTTGATCCAGATGGATTTAAGATATATTGGGATACAAGAGATGAAGAAGAAGATTCTGGTCCTTTTCCAGGTTGGACTGGTGGTATTCTAATTCCAAGAAGATTAATATTAACACTTTCAGATGTTGAATTAAGATTTATTATGCCAGAGTATTTAGGTATTCCATATGGTGGTAGACGATTAATGCTTGTTGGAACTGGAGAAGGTAGTGTTTTCACTGGAGAGGTTCCACTAGCTAATTATAATGTTCAGTTAGTAGATGGTTCTGGAGTATATCAGCTAACTCGGGGTCAAAGGCATGATACATATTATAATAGAGGAACTACTCCTATTACTGAAATTGATTTAAAGTTTCCACGTCCTAGGTTTAGAACTGGATTTTTCTAATGCCAAAGTCGAAAACTGTTAATTCAGCTCATATTAATCATCTTGGATTAGTTAGAGGCACTTTTATTGGAGATGGAAGTCTATCAGTTACTGCTTTTAGTCAAAATAATAAAAGATTTTATGAGTCTGCCTCAGTAACATTAGAAGAAGATACAGATAAATTAATTGAAACTTTATCTAATTTTCAAAATCAAAAAATACAAGTTGATTTTGGATTAGAGGAGATTGATGAATGGTTTTCATTTGGTGATGTTATTGTTTTTGTTAAACCAATTTACTCTGGTTATCCATTAGGTTAATGGCTACAAGATCAGATAGTTTAGATCAACTTCTCGCTCGCCTTAATATTTCACAAACTACCTCTAGAGATACTGCTTTATATGAAGTAATTAAAGAACTAATTAAAAGGTTAAAAGAGATATCAATAGCTGTTGGTAGCAGTAGTGGTGGTTCTTCAATAACTAATCTTACTGAAATACAACAGTTTATTAATCCTTTTATTGATAGCGGTGATGATGGATTAGCACCTTTAGTTCCGGGACAGACTGGTCCTGTTGGTGCTGATGGAATAAGTAATATTCCTGGTCCTGCTGGTCCTATAACTGTTGGTCCTATGGGATTAGATGGAGAAGATGGATTACCCGGATATCCAATTCCAGGTAATCAAGGAATACAAGGAATACAAGGAATTGATGGACCACAAGGACCAATAACTTTAGGACCAATGGGTCTTAATGGTGAAGATGGTATGGATGGTTTTCCAATACCAGGTCCATCAGGTAGAGATGGAGATAGTTGGACATTAATTGAAGCTAGACCTTGTTCAGCTACTGCAAATGAAGATTTTATTAATTTAAGTGCATATAATGAAATATTTGTTTTTGCTGTATTTATTACAAAAGCTATCTCAGGAACATTACTTTTAAGAGTTAGCACAGATAATGGTGCTACGTTTTTAACTACTTCTGGTGATTATCAAAGTTTAGCTAATACTGGTGTTGGAACTAATTTAACGAATATGATTATGCATTCAACTAATGCAACTGCTGTTAGAACTTGCTATACTGAAATTAAAAATTTTAATGGCAGCAGTCCACATTATGCTCAAAGTTTAAGTGCAACATCAGATTATATTATTCCAACTACCACACCTTTAAATGCTATTAGAGTGTTTGGTAGTGCAGGTGGTAATTTAACTGGTGGAACAATTTACGTTTTTGGGAGGTAGATAAGAATGGCAGGAACAATTAGATCACTTGCTGGACCAGTAGCATTAGCTAATGGAACTTATGTTACTAATATTTATAATCCAGCTTCTGCTTTGCTTTTTGGTGTTATAACTCGTATTCATATTATTAATACAACTGTTGGTGCGTTGACATTTAGACTTTATAAAGGTGCAACTGGAGCTAATGCTGCTGGAACTGAATTGTATTACAATGTTTCTGTCCCAGCAAATACTGCTGTTGATTATTATATGCAAGATCGTTTTGAATCAACTGATTTTCTTGTTGGTGGAGCTTCTGGTGCTGGATTAACTATTAAGGTTGATGGTGTCGAAACAGTTAAGTAATATGATTACCCGGCGACTTAATCCTAGTGATATCAATGAGTTGAAAAGAATTCACGAGAAATTCTTTGAGAAGGAATTTTCTTTTAATGATTTATTTGGTAATGCTCTGTCCTCTTTAGTGGTCACTGATGATAATGATAAAATTATTGTTGGCGGACAAGTTGTGTTAATTACTGAAGCAAGAATTATTACTAATAAAGATATAAATATTGAAGAACGACGTAGAGCATTATTTGCTATATTAGATCATTTTAAAATGTCTATAGCGTCTAAAGGTTTTGATCAACTACATGCTTTTGTTCAAGATGATAAATGGGAACAACATTTAAAAAAATATGGATTTAAAGAAACAAAAGGCCAAGCTTTAGTCGTGAATGTTTGAAGGAGAAAAGATGAGTGCAAACCTAGATTTAATTCTTATTGTATTAGCTTTAGTATTATTTGGATTAGCAACTTTTAATGTTGGTGGTAAATTTAATCTTATTGCTGGTGGATTATTTGCTTTAACTCTGACTTTACTGACTAATTGAGGAGAAGAAATGCAACTTACACCAGATTATAACCCAACGGTTCCGTTGAAGGGTGTAGAGATATTAATTTTAGATGCACAGACTGTAGATGAAACAAAATCAACAGTTGTTTGTCCTTCTTCAGGAATTAGGAATCATACTATAACTTTAAAATCTTCTGCCTCAATAACGGGAGCAGTTCAAATTGAAACAAGTAATGATCCTAATTATACTGGAGTATGGGCACCTTTAGGTGGTGGACCTATTGATGCTGCAGATATTGGACCTGCTGCGGCTGGTGAATTACAAATGCAATTCTCTAATGTCACATTCACTGCATTACGTGTCCGTATTTCCACTGTAATTGCTGGTGGAACTCTCACAGCTACATACCTGGGTAATTAAATTATGAGAAAATTTATCTCAACAACTTTACTAATTTTAGTTCTTGGAACTATAGTTTTAACCCAAAGTAGTGGAACTCCTTCTACTTTAATTGTTAAAACAGATGCAAATGGATATTTATTAGTCACTAGTGCTACTCAAACTAATCCTGTTACTCAAGGAATATTTGCATCAAGGATATTAAAAACTGATGCTGGTAGAGCACTCCAAGTAGTATTAACTGGAACTGTTACTCCTACATATCCACAAGCTATTCCTGCTTCTACTTGTGCTGCTCCATCATTAGGATTAAGTGGTGGAGCTACTACAGGTATTGCCTTTACTTCTACTCCTTCTATTTTAAATTGTATTAGTGGAGCTACTATTAGCACTTTAACTTCTACTGGATTAGAACTTGCGTCTGCATCTTCTCTATCATGGGCTTCACGTAGTAAAATTAACTCAGCATCAGATGGTGTAATTAAATTATCAAATAATGGTGAAACAGATTTTACTAGACTACAATTTGGAGGAACTACTTCATCTTTTCCTGCATTAGTTCGCAGTGGTGTCAGTTTAATAGCAATGAGAGCAGATGGAGGTAGTAATACCTCTTTTGGTGCTGCTACATTAGCTGCAACTGATGCTCAAATCACTAATGGAAGTGGAACAGGTATAACTGTTGCTGGTAATTCTGGTAATCTTAATGACCAGATATATAAAGTAACAATTGATAGAACTAATTTTATTGCTGCGGCTACAACAGCAGATGTAACTATTGGAACAATTCCAGCTAAGACTAGAATTCTTTCTGTATATGCTGATTTAACTACAGTATTTGCATGTTCAGCTACATGCACATCTACAACTTTATCATTTACTTTAGGAACTTCTGCTGGTGCCACTAATATTTTCTTAACTTTCGATGCTGATGCTGCATTAATACAACGTGGTTTAGCTGATGCTGATTTAGGCGCTAATATGACTCGTGCTACTATGATTCAGGGTGGATATTTACCATCATGGGCATCTCCAACTATCTTGTCATTACGGTTAACTTCAGGAACTGGAAATATTGGAACTGGTGCTGCAACTAATTTATCAACAGGTGTTATTGTTTTCTACGTGCATACAGCTAGGATGCCATAATGTTTAAAAATATTATTGTAACAATAGCAGTATTATTATCAATAACTGCAGAAGCTCAAGAAAGAAAAGGTGTATCTACTGGAAATACAATTCCAATATATTGTCAAGTAGGTGATGTATTTATATTAACTAGTGGCTCTATTGGTATATATCAATGCACTACACTTAATACTTGGACTTTAATACAACCTATACCCGCTAGTGGTGGAGGATTACCTGCTGGATTAATAACTATAACTCTTACTTCATGTCCTGCTGGATTTGATGAAGCTACAGAGTTAAATGGTATTACATTAGTAGGAACACTAGCAGCTAATGGTAATGTGGGAACTACTGCTGGTAATGATAATATTACTCCTGCTGGAACTAATAGTGCATTAGCATTTACTGGTTCTAGTGCATCAACTAATAATGTTTCAGCTGGAACGCCTGCCGGAACTATTAATAGTTTATCATTTACAGGTAATGCCTGGTCTGCTCCAGCTATAGCTTGGCCTGCTGGAGTGCCTACACATACTGGAACTACCGCATCATTTACTGGTAATGCTTTAGCTACTCATGCACACGAATTACCATTTCATGGTGGAACCACTCCTAGAGTAACAGCAGGTTATGGAACTGGAACTAGTATAGCTGGTGTTAGGTCATTAACTAATGCTGCTCAAACAACTGCACAAGCAGTATTATTATCTCAAGCTATTACAGCAGGAACTCCCTCTGGTTCAGTATCTATTACTAGTCAAGGAACAATTGCATGGCCTGCTGGAATTCCAACTATAGGAGCATATACACCAGTAGGAACAATTACAGCTCCAATCTTTACAGGTAGTGCATTAGGAACACATGGTCATACAGTAACAGCAACAGGAACTATAAATACACCATCATTTACTGGAACACAATTTGATAATCGTTCTGCATTTATTCGTGTTATTTTCTGTAGAAAGACTTAAGGTGACATTAAGACAAACACAATCATTATTCGTTAGGTTAAAAGCCAAGTTAATTGTATTTGCTTATGATCACGGATATGAATTAACTGATGGTGAAGCTTGGAGAAGTCCTGAAGAGGCTAAAAGATTAGCTAAACTTGGTGTTGGGATTCAAAATAGTCTACATATTAAAAAATTAGCTCAAGATTTTAATTTATTTAAAGATGGTAGATTCTTATCTTCAACTGAGTCACATAGATTACTTGGAGAATATTGGGAAAAACAACATAAATTATGTAGATGGGGTGGCAGATGGAAAGATGGGAATCATTACGAAATGACCGAAAAAGAGTGGAGATGAAATGGGAGAGTGGAGTCCAACTGCTGTTGCATTAATAATAACTACTATTGGTGTAGTTATAGAAAAAACTCTTACGTCTTATTTTACTGGTAAAAAGTTAGCTATGATTGAAGCTCATGTGAATGGTCAAAAAAGTTCTGATAATGCTAAAATTGAATCTCTACAAAGAGAAAATATAATGTTAAGAGAACATGCAGCAGAGAAAAGAGAAATAGCATCTGTTTTAGCTGTCAAAAATGGAGGATTATGATTCCAAATGAACTTCGCGTTTTAGCAAATAATTTCTTCATAGCCAGGGCTGATGAATTTGATTTAACTGAAAATTCTGGTTGTGGTTTATATACAGAAGCATTTGTAGAAGAAGCTCGAAATAAAGGATTTGATAAGGTTGGGCATTTAAAGAAGTCTGGTAGTGCTACTCAATATAATGGTCATGCTAATGATGCATTTTTTTATAAAGAACCTGTTGGGCCAGATAAGTTATATCAAGCAGTAGATATTATTGCTAATGCTGAATCTAAACCTCCATATAATTCAGATCATCAACCTCCTGCATCTGGTTGGAGTGTAGATATTGCTAGATATAAAGATTCTGATTGGTTAGAGAAACCTAATAGTGGAGGTGGAGGTAATTCAGTGCCTAATACAGTTCCTTGGGTTAGTTATAATGAAAATGGATTTCAACGATTAAAAAATATGTTAAAGCATGATTATGAACGTAGACCACAAGGTGCTGATTTCGATGTTTCTGTTTGGGCTGGTAGATATTTTCATAATTGTTATATGGGACCAGAAGGTAAACCATTAGGTGAACAGGGTGCATTAGAACGTGTTAAACGTGAACTCTGTGAATCTTTGAAAATTCCAATGGATAATTATTTTGGATAATAGATTAAAACTTTTATTAACATTAGCTACAATGCCAGACGAAGCATTTGGATGGTTTGTTGCCTGGGCTAATGGTGGTATGATGCAATATCCAGATGGGTTAGGTGGATTTAAATCTGAATCAAGAGAATCTATTTTAGCATTAAGAAAAGAAGCTAAGGAATATTTGGACAGCTATAATGGGTAGTTTTGTTGAACCTGAAGGGAATGATTGGTCTCTTAATAAACCTAAAGTATTTACCGAAGAATTTATAACGTCTGTTGTAAAGAAGTCTATTGAATCTGGTGATATTAATCCTGATGATAAGCTTACATTTGTTGGTATAGTTGATGAGCAAGGTGCTAAAGCTATTGTAGCAGTTAGTTGGATTAACAAAGAAACATTTTCTGTTAAATTCAATGGAGTATTTGAACATGAGTGGACTGGCGATAATAAAGTCGGAGCGAAGGTTATCTTCTCGGTGAAATAATATGGCAAAGGGTGATCCTAGATCTGGCGGAGGT